CAGCCTGGGCACCCAGGAACTCTACTTCTCGAAGAAGACTAGCAAGGCCGCGTATTTCGCCGCCTCTCATGAGCTTGGCCCACTACGTGACGACCAGCCGCAAGGCGAGCTGAACAAGTTCGTCGCCTTGTTTTCGGGGTTGCTCAAGCGCTTCGGCATCGAAGAAACCCCCGCATCCCCGCAAACCCCAACCGAGAGCAAACCCCCAATGGATGAAGCTACAGCCAAGGCGCTGAAGGCACTGCTGGAGCAACTGTTGCTTGTTGCTGCAGGCATTCAGGCCGTGATCGAACCCGTCACAGAAGAAGTCGAGGATCCTATCGTTGACGAAGTCGACGATGTTGAAACGGCAGTTTCTGGCATCGTCGAGCAGGCCGCCGCTGATCGTGAGTTCGCCCGCAATGGCAGCGCCGACAAGCGTCTGGCCAACATCGAGAAACTGCTGAGCAAGGCGTTTAACACCGTCAACACTCGCCAGGTTCCACCTGTCACCGGCCCTGCCGGCACCAAAAAGCGGGTGCTGTGATATGAGCCAACAATCTCTGTCCAACCGTGCTCTGAAGCAGTACGCCGCACTGCGTGAAGCGATCGCCGAAACCTACAGTGTCGACGTGACCCGCCAGTTCAATGTCGAGCCCAGCATCGCCCAGGAACTGAACGACAAGATCACCGAGCGTGCCGATTTCCTCGAACGCATCAACGTCGTGCCGGTCACCGAAATCAAGGGCCAGAAGGTCATGTTCGGTGTAAACGGCCCGGTGACCAGTCGCACCAACACCAAGACCACCGACCGCGAAGCCAAGGATGTTTCCGACCTGAACGGCGAGGACTACGAGCTGTTCGCCACCGAGTCGGACGTCGGTCTGCCATTCGCCAAGATCGACAGCTGGGCCAAGTTCCCGGACTTCGCCGATCGCTATTCGGCGGCGGTACAAAAGCAGATCGCCCTGGACCGCATCATGATCGGCTGGCACGGCGTCACTGCTGCGATCCAAACCAACCTCGCCACCAACCCGATGCTGCAGGACGTCAACAAGGGTTGGCTGCAACTGGCTCGCGAGCAGATTCCTGAGCAGGTACTGCAGGAAGGTGCGGTGGACGGAAAAATCACCCTCGGCGTCGGCGGCGATTACGAAAACCTCGACGCCCTGGTGCACGACACCAAGCAGATGATCAGCTCGGTGTTCCGCGATGGCGGCGACCTGGTGGCGATCGTCGGCAGTGATCTGCTGGCCGCCGACAAGGCCAAGCTGTATTCCAACCAGGCGGGCAAACCGACTGAGAAGGAACGCATCGAAAGCGCCCAGGTAATTGCGACCTACGGCGGTCTGCCGACCTTCACCGTGCCGCACTTCCCGGTCAACGCCGTGGTCGTCACCAGCTGGGACAACCTGTCGATCTACTTCCAGGACAGCAGCTGGCGTCGCCACCTGCTCGAGAACCCGAAACGCTCCCGGGTCGAGGATTACAACGGCCGCAACGAAGGCTACGTGATCGAGCAGCTGGAGAAATTCGCGGCTGCTGAAAACGTGGAGTTGATCTGATGAGCCTGGCACTGGCGCACAAGCGCCGCGTTCAAGCCGAAGGCCCTGCAGCTGCTGCACGCGCCGGTGCCGAAGCGGTGGTGTATTCATCCGCCACCGCGCTGTCCAGCCCAGCCAACGCCAAGAAGCACCTGAAGTTGATGGAAGACGCACTGGCCCAGGACCTGGAGCGCGTCAGTGCGATCAACAGTCGCGAACTGCGTCAGCAGCTCAAGCGTGACGAGCTGCTGCCCAAGTACCTGGACTATGTGCAGCGCTACCGCGATTCCGGATTGAGTTTCCCGAACTCGGTGGTGATGCAGGTTCTGGTCTGGCTGTTCGACACGGTGCAATTCGAAGCTGGCTTGGACTTGGCGAACTTCGCCATGGAACAAAACCAACCGATGCCTGAGCGCTTCAAACGCGACGTGCCGACCTTTGTCGCTGATGCGGTGATCGAGTGGGCCGAGGCTGAGCAAAAAGCCGGTCGCAGTCCTGAGCCGTATGTGTCCGACCTGCTGCCGCGTGTCGATGGCGAATGGCAGCTCACCGAACAGATCCCGGCCAAGTACCACAAGTTGCTTGGGATTCGCGCCCTGGACGCCAGGGAGTGGACGAAGGCCATCACGCACTTTGAGCGTGCCACTGAACTGCACGCCGCTGTTGGTGTGGGCACACGCCTGGAGGGCGCTCGCAAGGCCCTGGCAAAAGAACTGGCTACCAAAGCCGCCGAATAACCCGACTACCCCCCCCGGCGAGAAACTGTGGATGTGAGCCAACCATTTATGGCCCTGACCCACTGAAGCAGTTTTCCCGCCCCTATTCGAGTGCCCAGCAATGAGCTTTTCCGGGAAACCCACGACCTTTGTGGAACAGGCGATCGAGAACGACGGCTTCTGGCCGGACCTCTCCGTGGCCGAATTCCAGAAGGGTTACCGCCTGCCGGCGGAGTACCTGGTAGAGATGCTGGTCACTGATTTGACCACGGCGATGATCGAGGTCAATCACGACCTGGCCAAGCGCAAAAGCCAATGGCAGAACGTGGGCGTCACCACCGTGGAATCTGCGGACACCATGGTGCTGCCCGAGCGCACATTTCACGTAGCGACGTACAAGCGCGCCGTGTATTGCCGTGCCAAGGCCAGCTTGCTGACCCAGTTCGCCACCGTGACCCGCCGCGAAAGCGCGGAAAACACCGGCAAAGAATTGCCCGAGCGTGGCGAAACCTTCCTTGAATTCAGCCAACAGGCCGTCCGCTCGCTGCAGGGCCGTGGCCGCATCACGGCGGCACTGCTGTGATCAAGCTCCGCGCCCTGACCACCTACCTGATCGAGCGCCGCCTGGTCGAGGCAGAACAGCTCGACAGCTGGACCGACCAGGTGAATCTCGAACTGATCTGGAAGCCCGACGTCGGTGGCATGCGCATGGGTGACATGCGCTACAGCGCCACGATCGCCCTGGAGCGTTTCGCCGATCACCCGGGGCGCTTGATGGCATTGGTGGGCAGCTGGCTCGAGAGCAACGACCAGGACCGCGACGATCTGCCGGCGGCGAAGTTCGACATCACCATGCTCGACAACGATCTGGCCGACGTCGACATCACCCTCGAGTTCATCGAGCCGCAGTACCTGGCCGAGGATCCGACCGGCGAGATCGTGGCCTTCAACAAGACCTGGTCTTTCGTGCCGTTTGACCTGTGGATTGCCGAACACGGCGAGGTGTCCAGCCATGGCCGGTCGTAGCACCTTCGAGCTCGATGCCCGGGGCTACTTGGGCGTGCGTGAGCAACTGGCGTTGCTGAGCCTGCCGCCGCAGCTGCGCCGGCGCTTGCTGAACAACGTGACCAAGCGTGTACGGACGATGAGCCGCAAGCGCGTGCGCGATCAGCAGAACCTGGACGGCACGCCTTTCGAGGAGCGCAAGGGTTCGGGCAAGGGCAAAAAGAAGATGGAAGCCGGGCTGGCCAAGCTGATGTTGGTCACCCGCGTCAGCGCCGACGAAGCCGAACTGGGCTGGCGTAACGCCCTGACCAGTTGGGTCGCGGCGCAGCAACACAACGGCGTTAGCGAGCGCCGCACGGCTGCCCAGATGAAGCGCTGGAACAACGTTCCCGCCGGTCTGGCCGCCACCGACAAACAGGCAAAGCGCTTGCGCCGCCTGGGCTTCAAGGTTCGCCAGGAAGGCAAAAAAGCGCTGACCCGGCCGTCCGTAGCCTGGATTCAAGAACACGTGAATTACGCCAAGGCGGGGCTGCTGATCCGCATCTTGGACGATGAAAAGACCGAGAGCCGCGGCGCGCAGAGCTGGGAAATCACCTTGCCCAAGCGCCAGTTCATCGGCGTCAGCACCGAACGAGACACTGGCTTGCTGCTGAACCAGGTGCTCCAACAAATCCTTAATTCTCCCCGCTAGCGAGGCACTGCATGGCACTCGGCAAAGTCAGCGTAAACAATCTCAATCTGGGCCAGGGTGCCGTGACTGAGATCGAACGCTATTTCCTTTTCATCGGTACCGGCGCGAAGAACGTCGGCCAGTTGCTCCCCCTAAACACTGACAGCGACCTCGACGGCGCCCTGGGCATTCCGGCCAGTGACCTGAAAACCCAGATCACCGCCGCACGTCTCAATGGCGGCGATCGCTGGGCTTGTCTCGCGGCCCCGATCGCTGCAGACGGCGAATGGTCCGAAGCCTTGGAAAAGGCCCAGCAACAAGGCTTTTCGGTCGAGGCGGTGGTGATCACCAAACCGGTGACCGCCGGTGCGCAGTTGTCGGCCATGCATGATGCCGCGATCGCACTGAACAACACCTACGGGCGCCGGGCTTTTGTGATGGCGGCGAGTGCCGGCATCACTGCCCTGCAGACTTGGGCGGAATACCTGATCGAGCAGAAGGCGATCACCAACGGCCTGGCCGCGCCACGTGTCCTGATCGTGCCTCAGCTGCATGGCAATGATCTGGGCGTGTTGGCGGGCCGCCTGGCCAATGCCGCAATCAGTATTGCTGACAGCCCGATGCGCGTGGCCTCCGGTCCGCTGCTGGGCCCGGGGCCCGTTCCCACCGACAAAGAATTGGTGCCGTTGCCGTCCGCGATTCGTGCCGAGCTCGATACCGCGCGTTTCTCCGTGTCGCAGACCTACCCCGATTACCCGGGCGTGTTCTGGGGCGACGGCAACATGCTCGATGCGCCGGCGAGTGACTTCCAAGTGATCGAGTACTTGCGCCTTGCCGACAAGGCGGCGCGCCAGGTTCGCCCGCTGCTGATCCGACGTGTTGGCGATCGCCGCTTGAACAACACGCCGAACAGTATGGCCGCCGCGATCAGCGCGTTCATGAAGCCGCTGCGCCAAATGGCCAAGTCCACCACCTTCGCCGGCCTGGTGTTCCCGGGCGAAATCGAATCGCCCCAGGACGGCGACATCGTCCTGGTGTGGCACAGCAAAACCAAGGTTGAG